CAACTTTAACTGCATTTTGCTGACCTACCCTGGATTTTATACTATTTTGTTGTCCAACTTTTACTCTTATATCGGACATTACCTAGTTACTCCTTCTCTTACGAGAACCATTCCCTCAATGACGCGATTTTTAATTTGAAAAGTATCAGTAATCACCACATCATAAACATATCTTCCAGGTTTTATAGATAATGTTTCTTCGGCCGATAATGTTATTAATATTTTACCACTAGTAGATGGCACTTCAATTGAAGATGTAAAAGTTATAGCCGTAGAACTGCCAGCCCACTTTCTCATCTGAGCATTAACTTGATAATCAGTCAAATTTAATGGAGAATTGTTATCAGTTCCTTCCAAAGTAAATGACTGACTAAAATCAGAACCAGAATTGATGACTAAATTATTAACGTATACTGCTGCCATCTATCTTTTTTAGCTCTACAATTTATTTATATCTTACTCATAGTTGCTAAAACTTCTTGCTGTCTTAAATATAATTTGCAGTAAAGTTTTGAAAAATTTTTTAATTCTTCTGTACTTAATTCATCTATAAATCTAGAATGTTTCTCATATTCAAATAATTTATCAATGGTTTTTAATTCAATCTCATTTGGGTCCATTTAGCAATTCTCTCAATAAAGATTTAATTTCGTCAATATCTTGTTTAATCATATCCAATTCTTTTTTTTGAGATTCTCTATTATTAACTATATTGAGATATTGATTATATGCGACAGAATCGCAATTAACAATAGCTCCGCTATTTTCATCTCTATAAAGATTTGTATACCCTTCTACTCTAATCATCTTACGGCAATCGTCCTAAGTTCTTTGATTCTTGGTGGATATGCCTGGTTAGTTCCAGACATTACGATTTTAATTACATATCCGTTAAATAATCCAAGATTATTAGCGGTAAATTCATATTCTTTAAATTCATTATCCAAACTAGAACTCACAAAAGAATCTGGTTTTCCATTATTTAGAGAAGAATCCACTACTGAAAGTCCCGATGATGTAGATTTAAGATTATCATAACCAGGAAATAGTTCAAATGATTGCTCAACTTCAGAAGAATCTGGTCTAGACAGACTGTACAGAACTCTAAAATCAGCAGATTCGTGACGATATGCAGATAAAATAACTTTAAGAGAGGTTGCTGGTTGTACCAGATTCACTGCTCTTGAAACATACACTACTGCGTGTGGATCATCTAGTATGGAATTAGATCTTCCATCTAGTGCATAATCGGAAACTGGACTATTTAAACGATTGGAAATAAACTCAGTAAATGCAGTATCTAAAAATATTATGGGTGATATATTAGAATCTGTTGTACTTAGAGTTATTCCTGTTGTGAATGATTTATTTCTAGGCAAATTATTAAGATATTCTGTTTCATTTTCTTTAGAACATACGAGTCTCACAGTTTTTAGTGTATTTAATGTATTCAACTGAACTGGTTCAAATCCATTATCCAAGAATGAAGTTTCATTTCCACTTACACTTGTTCCAGAAACAGATCTAATCACGGCGGAAACTGATGTTGAAGATCCTGGAGTAATGATGTCATATGTGGGTACTATAGAACTATAAAGAATATTTTCACTCGCAAGAACTTTAGAACCTCCTAAGTTCGCTTCGGAGGTGAATTGCAGTTGTGGCATTCCTGCAGGTGATCCATCACCACTTCTATTTACTCCGTTTGCAGTTCTATCAATTTCCAAATAATAACCATCCAATCCGATATCTAAATCACTAATATCGTGAGTTGTATTAATTCTGCGTAATGAAACCCCATTCAACTCATACTTATACATTAAACTATTAACATCATGATTAATTGAAATGGTAGAATCAATACCTCTCGTAATAGTACCCAAGAATCCACTACCAATAGACTCATACTTAATTATTTCGTTTCCAATTTTTACATATCCAGGATTAGATCCACTTACTAAAACTCCTTCAAAAGTTGCAAAGTTTGAAGTATCTCCAATTGCAACAGAAATTGTCGTTGATGTTGATGTTAAAGATGAAGTAATTGTAACTGGTGCGGTACTAGATTCTACATCATAAATTCTAAGTTTATTTGTATTTCCATACATCCCGTGATCAAAATGTTCTACTCTTACATAATTTCCAGAATATTGATTAGTTGAAGGTGCAAAGCTTCTAATTACAGTACTTGCAAGAGAAACTATTGTATTGGAATTATCGTAGTAATTTAATCCATCACCAACTGTAAAAGTATCCCCTTGAATATTTTCCAAGTAGAGTGTATCCACTCCAGTAATTGATGAAATTGTAATTCTTGCATCACGTCCGCGCACTGAAGTTCCAGTACCCACTGTAGAAGTTACAATACCAACAACATCTCCTACTGCATATCCATTTCCTGAATTTACAGTTGTTATTCCAGTAATTATTCCATCAGTGGCAGTAATATTCAATACAAGTCCAGAACCATTTCCAGTAATATTATAAGTACTTACATTAGAATCCGTAACATAATTACTTCCGCCCGTAGTTAATCCTACCGTTACAACTGCACTTCCTGTTCCACTTACATATCCATAAACATAATTCTTCGTTCCATCTACAATTTTTCTACCATTGGTTAAATTTGAGATTACTGATGAATTTGTTGTTGTGGTTATTCCTAACGAACCAGTTCTAGGTAATGTTGTTAATGGATTATTTTCTAATCTCTGAACATATCCATTACTCTCATCTAATGTTGGATTATAGAAAAATGCTGTTCCTGGTTGATTCTCAATAAATTGTGCCTTATAAAGTTTAAATTTAAGGTCCTGATATTGGTTTGCTGTCCATATGGATCCATTTTGGGATTTAAACAGACTTCCCATTGCAAACTGTTTTGAATAAGTGACGGCACTAACATCTGGAAGATCTTTTGTATTAACAGTTTTTTCTCCCATAACCGCAGTCCACATCTCATACTGATCACTATTTTCTGAAATAATTACAACGGCATATTCTCTACCAGGTGGAAGATAAATTGGCTCATCAAAAGTAACTTTAGTGGCAATAGAAGCATCTGAAGAAACATTTACTTCACTTGGTCTTAATGTAACTGAATTTCCAATAACAATTCTTGTGGGTGTACCTAATTCTACAGTTCTTATTTCAACTTTGACAGGAGCATTTCCACTATCTTTTTTGGCAAAGAATAAATCAACTGCAGTTAAAAAGGCACCATTAGAATCATCAGTTGCCAATCCTTCTCTGGAAGAATCCGGAGCTTCTATATTTCCACCAACAACAAAAGATTGTGCAAGAGGATCTACAAATCTCTGAACCGTTGTTCTTGTATGAGTGTTTATTGTTGTTTGTGAAGTTGTTGTATTTGTCGTAAGATTAGTGACTGTTTTTGTCGTTAGATTTTTTGTCGTTGCTGTAATGGTATTTTCCCACTGCTCAAGTGTTCCATCAGAATTGAAATTTGTTTCAGCAAAGGAATTTGAACTTCCTGGAAGACCAGGATCATTCGCTGAACTTGAACTCAATTTAAATGTTTTAGTTCCGGTAGAAATTCTTACCGTTGGGGTTGGAATTCTATTTGGATCTCTTAAATAAAAGGTTCCAATTAAATCTCCAAAATTATCAGAAATAAGTCTTAAATCACCTACGGTTGCCACAGCACCACTAGTCTGACCAACCAATTGCATACCCCTAACCAAATACCCAGAATACTTTCCTTGAGCCTCTTCCGATAATGAAACTGTATCAACATTCAAAATTTTTGATGATTGACTATATCCAGATGCTATAGATTCAGTTCTAATATATGGGTTAATTGTATATGTGGTGGATGGTGCATTATATGGACCATACTTATGATTTGGTGTAGCAACTCTGAATGAAATTAAATTATTACCACCAAATGTTCCTACAACGGTTTCCCCAACCACAAATGCTTTAGATGGATTTGATATTTCAATTAATTTTGGAATAAAGTCAACTCCACTATTTCCATCAAGAAACTGATAAAATTGTGTAGATGGTTTAATATTAGATGCAGAAAATTGAATATTTCTGGACCTCATAAATGATTCTTTAGATGAAGATATTAATACATTTCTTATAGTTGTATCAGTATTACTTGTAGTATCAAAACTTTCAGATGTAGAAACTCTAGAAGTAGTATTCGTAACAGTATTTGATGTTACAGTATTAGCAGCATTCGAGATGGTAACATTGGTTCTTCCATCTGGGGCTCGTCTCCTTACATCTGGCAATCTAACCGTAGTATTTGTTTGAATATTAATTGGTGTCAAAGTAACAGAAACATCGCTGGTCAAATTATTAATAAGTGTTCTACTAGAATGTAATGTTATATTAATGATTTTATTAGGAAGTCGAATTGTTCTAACCCAATTGTCAATTTCAGGACTCAACTTAATATCACCACTATAAACAATAACATTAAACGGATTCACATTTTCAACTGTCGTTGCAAAAGCTTGTTCTATCCATCCAATAGATTCATATTTTAAAGTTACTGCTTTTCCTGTTTTTACAACATTTGGGTCTAGTAACTTAAAATTCTCCGAAAAATCTAGATTCTCATCTGTAACTGCAGATTCGGGTGCAATTTGTGATTTAAGTGAATTTCTACTGGTAATAGGTGTTATTTCATTTGTAGCGGTATTGACCCTAATAGAAGATAATCCTCTGTTAATGAATGAGTAATTTTTAAAATCATCTACAAAAAATCCGCTCTTGAATCTATTATTACCATCAGCATCTTGAATTTGTAAAGTTTGAGTATTTACTTCAAGTAAAGACAGTGAAGTGACTCTCTCTAAGTTTTCTACTCTATCTTCAATTAAGCCAATATCTCTCATCGTATATCTTCTATTATCCTTTAATGTCACTACTGCATTTGCGGGATCGTAGAGATATGGGGGTAATTTAATAGTTGCAATTTCCATTACGGCATCATTTTTTTCTGGTGCCTTAGGAGTATTTGAGGAGATTCCCCTTTCAAGTATAAAGTTTTTATTCTTATCAAGATATAATTTATCAATTCTTGCTAAGTAATAATCATAACCGAGTAGTGAACTTTCATTTGATGATAAAATGCGTGTGGGTTCTAAAGTTCTTGATGAGAAATCGAATGGAGAAGAACTATTTGAGGTAAAAATTGAAACTCTTGGTCTAAAATCTAAAGTATCAGAAGATCTTACAGATCTTGGTCCAATGGAGGGAATGTCGTGTGTAAATCTGTCTTTATCGTAACTTAATACTGTAAATACATCACCACTATCATTAGAAGGAACTGAATAATAATCAAATACAACTAAAAGTTGTTTTGATGGTTCTGCAGTGTTCTTATTCCTAACAATTTTGGAATAGTCATAATATTGATCTTTCTGTCCTTTGTCAAGTCTATATGAATTGGTAATATCTTTATACTTTCCGGGAATTATGGATTCAATTTCTGTAGTTATATTTGATTCTTCGAATGTAACAGTTTCCAAATCTTGAAATCTTTCTGAATTTAAATATACTACACCAAGAATATTGGAAGATGGACTTGAGACGACTCTTGCGATAGCTTTACTATTATTTCCTAAAATATTTTCACCAATAATAGCATTTGTGGATACATTAGCACTAGCGCCAAATTGTATCTGATCTAAGGTAGGTGCGGAAGAATCAAATGACTCATAAATTGAAATAATTTTTACTACATCTGGGTAATTTAATGATATTTCCTCATCTTGAACTCTTAGTCCATAAAATTGATTGTATGTGAGACCATCCCCAATTGAAGAACTAATACCAGTTCCTGATTGTGGATACTTCGATCTTGCTACAGTTAAAGTTTTACTTTTATTATATGTTTTTACTTTGCTTTGAATTCCATTTTTAATTAATGTAGTATTTACAACAACATTTGACTGTGAAGCAGATAATCCACTAATAGTTACCGTATTTCCACTCAAAACAAATTGATCGGAAGTTACCGTACCAATCTCACCATTACTATAATGTACTGAGTATCTTTCTTCGTCAAATGATGTAAAAAATGCACTAGTAATACCAGAAACAGCTGACAAGTTAAATGTCAATACTCCATTAGAATCTGTAGTTTCTCCTGTTATTTGTTCAGAAATTGTTAGTAACGAATCTGAAAGATTTACTGAAGAAACATTAGGATCTGGTAATTGTGCATATAGGAATCCAGAATTCTCATTTCTTATTACTGGTGATCCAATGAAAATATTATTATAAGTTCCGTTTGTAACTGAACCAGAATATATTCCAGAAACTCCAGGAGTTGCAGCAATAGTTAATGAAGTACCTTCGGGAGAAACTGCTGTTATTCTATTAAATGACTCATCGCCAGTGGTAGTTTGATATCTAATAATTGAACCAACTTTTATACCAGTGAAAAATTTTCCAGGACTTACTACAGTATTTCCTCCGCTGATTGTTACTTGAGTCACTCCATTTGGAAGTCTAAATCTTTCAAGAAAACAATCAGCGGTAAAATCTACTGGAAGACCAGACACTGCAGTTGTTTGTTTTACAGATTTAATATCTTCTGTAGAATATGAAGTTACTACTTTGATAGTTCTTGGGAAATCAAGACCATTGATAATCAATTGTTCTCCAACTGAAAATGTTCCAGAAGTTTGTCTTAAGTTGATCGTATCGGATGCTCCACCAGCAGCAACTGCATATCCACTAGCACCGCTACTTTTTCCCTTTACAAACGATGTTGCGGGTAATTCTGTACTTGATATTGTAGAGTTTAGAACAAGAGTTGTATAAGTTTGAATATCATAAAGATATAGATCCCAATTAGTGGCATCATTACTATAGGCAGCATCAGTTAAACTAAAACTATATACTCGTGCATTGCCAATTATAGATCCGGTAGAATTGAGTTGATTATATAAATCTATTGTATATTTTGGTTTTGGTGCTCCATATACATTATTTACTCTTATAATATTTCCCATTTCAAAGGGAATATTTACATTCGAAATAGATTTAGTATCTCTCGGTTTATCAACATCAATAATAGTTGTTGAAATTTTTTCTATATCATATCCCTTCACATAAGCCTTTCCTGGGGATATTTTTAAACACATTAAGTCTTCTGATGGTGTATTTTTTTGTTCGGTAGTTTCTGTATTAAAAAATAAACCATTATTACCCAATCTATCATTTAAAGAATTATTTACGGACAGATTAAATGGTTCTACCGTATAATCACCAGATTCATCATAAGTTCTCTCTGCCATATAATCTTTAATTATATCATATTGACTTTTTTGCTCAATTATTTTAATTTTTCCATTTTCAATTCTCAAAAGTTCAACAAAATCAGTATCATTAAGGTCTGATATTAATTTCTTTGTTAGAGTTAAATCAATCTTAAATCTATCTGCTCCAGGTGCCGCATAGTTTGTAAATCCCTTAGAGGGGTCATACAATGAACTATCATCTCCAGCATTGAGAATTAATTCGTCAATTTTTAGACCAACCCTATATGAAGGTGTATTTGTATAATTATCTAAAATTATGGTTTGCTTAGATACATTAACAAAATAACCTCTAATAAAATAAATTCCATCACCAATAGATGCCGAAGAACCTACAGATGTTGCATCCAATGCTATTAATGATGCAAATGGAGTTCCCGCATTAATAGTAGTGTTACCGTAAGTTATATTTTCTTCCGCAACTAATGATTCCCCATCTTCAAAAGGATTAAACTGAAAATTATTATCAGAATCCAAATATTTTACATATATTGTTAAATCTTCTACATTTTCTCCATCAGGGAGAGCAACAAATTGAATTATTGCTGTTGTTCCTGATATTTGCCCTGTTATTTTTTTGCCAATAAAATTATTAATATAGATAGAAATATCAACTCCAAAATTAGTTGGGTTAAGTTTTACGGAATTAAAATTTCCGTCATAGGCAATATTTCCGGGAATAACTACTGATCCCTCTTTAAATATATGACTTCCAAAAGACTTTACCTGATCCTGTAAAATAGATTGAAGAGTTGTTAACTCTCTTGCCTGTACTGGATATCCTGGTTTAAACAAGACTTTGTAAAAATTCTTTTCAGAATCAAAGTCATCATAATATGGATTGATGTTTAAATCTGTTTTCTGTGTCATTTTTTTTAGAATTCCAGGATAATTTTAATGTCTTCTTTTTGTCTAATGTCTCTTGTTACCAGGGGTCTATTGTCAATATAAATTATATCTCCTGTCTTTTTATTTATCTCAGGATTTGCAAGACCTGCTGTAAAAGTTACTCCCAAATCTATAACTTTACTTCCAACAGTAACTTTATTTGTTGGGGTTGGAGATCCAAAACTAGTATCAATAGATCCTGCAAATGGACTGATAGGATTTGCTGAAGATTCAAAATTATAAACCGTAGAGTTATCATTTCGGTCAGTTTGATCTAAACTATTTCCAAAACACAAGGATCTATCTTGAAAATATTTTAAGACCTTAGTTTCACTATCATATGAAGCTACATAACCCCTTGCAATTCCATTAGTCACAGTTTGAGTCATTTCTCCTCCAATAGATGGAGTTCCAATAAAATCTGAAGTTAATTTAATTGCTCCTAGAGATGAATATTGATTTTCTGTAAAGATGACAGTATCAGATGAAAAAGTAGTTGGATTTTTTATAATTCCAACTTGAGCAAATTTGGTATCAGTTGGAAAATCTTTTGTTGAGTCATCAAATCTGGCATATACTAATACTTTATCTGTTCCTAATTCAGTATAAATGTCATATCCGTGCCCGTTTGATGGGGGAATGATTGGTATTAGTTTTGCTGGATTTGGAAGACTTCCACCAGGACGAAGACTTCCCAAGTCAACAATTCCCCAAGTATATCCAAATCCACCCGCAACAACTTGAGTAGATACAATAGATCCACTACTATTAACTGTTATAGAAACTCTACCACCAGATCCATCACCAAGAATATCAACGACACCAGAACTATATCCACTTCCTCCATTTTCAATATATACTTTTTTGATTTGATTTGGATTTGTATCTCCAGAATCACCATTTTCTCTTACACTTACAATCTGGGAATCTGTTGATGTTGCCCAATCATTAGGAACAACAACATATTCTGTTGAATCAAACTTCACAATATCACTTGGAGAGACTGAAAAGAGATATTTCCAAATATAACCATCTCCACTTATTCCAGCTGCAGATGGTTCTAAATCTGTAAATGTAGGTTCATCTTGAGATTTATTTCCTTTTAAATTTGTACCAGAAGAACCATTATCTATACAAATATAAACTCTAAAATCACTATTAATTACATAATAATTCGAGTCATATAACCTACTTGAGTTTGAATTTGGTGTTGGATTCTGAATACTATAATCGTGCCTATACATCTCATAAGATGTATTGGAAGTCCAAGTAACTTTTCTTATAAGTCTTCTAATATTGCTAGACGTAATTTTTTTACCAAATAAAGATGTATCTCTATAATGACTTAAATATTCTAAATTATCAGTTGGATTTGGGGTATCATCATTCCAAGTAGTAGTTCTTCCAAATCCAACTTGTGCAGGATTATCCAAACCCAAAAAAACATAATAAGAATTGCTACTATCTACAACAGAGTCTATAAAATTACTCGCATTTAATATTCTAAATTGATCTGTTACGATTGCTGCCATATTAATATTTTTTTTAAGTATTTATAATAGTTTTGGAAGTGCTCCCGTTTGCCTAATTCCAATTCCTCTTCGTTGAATAGTTGCAAAGGTTGTTAATCCGACATCCACAGTATTTCCAGTTACTCCTATTGAAATTGGAGAACCTGACCTACTAAACCCAGACAACCTACCCCAAGAGAATTTGCCTACTGGATTTGATACACTTCCGGTAGTTGCAAGTCCGACTATAGATGTATTGGAATTTATATTACAGGTAATAATTCCTGTAGTTGAAGAAAATTGATGAATATAGTAAATATTGTCCAAGAATGTCGTACCAATTCCAACTACTGCAGAATTTGAACTATCAATAGAAGTTACTCCATTTCC